TCCAGATAGAGGCGGAAGAAATCGGGGTGACAAACTTCACTGATTTGGCCGACGTTCCGTCGTCATACGCGGCGACCGGGAACTTCGCGGTGCGGGTCAATAGTACGGTTGATGCGCTGGAGTTTGCTGAGCTGAAGGGGACAACGAACCAGGTTACGGTGACGGCCAACGCCGCCGACTATACCCTATCGCTTCCGCAGGATATCCATACCGGGGCATCTCCGACGTTCGTGACGGCCAAGCTGTCAGCCTTAACCGATGGTTATGTTCCGTATCACGTTAGCGATGCAGCCGGACTGGCAGATAGTCCGATGTATACGGACGGGATATCCATTGTTGCAATTAGAAATAAAACGGATGCCGAGGTTGATCCCGTTCTCCAGTACGCTGTCGGCGTAACGCCCGTCACTAGATGGACGCACGGATTGGATGATAGCCTATCCAACGATTGGCTCCTCTGCACCGGAGATATTCTGACGGATGTGGTGGAAGAGGAAACCTACGAACTGTCCTATTCCTACGATACATTCTTCCTGGTCGCTGATTCGGGTAACTACCGGATACAGAAATGGCTCACCGCCGACGGTTCTTATTTGGCCAAAATCGGGACTAATGGAAGCAGTGACGATCAGTTCAACCAGCCGTGGGGAATTTGTTCTGATGGAACATGGGTATATGTAACCGACACCACGAACGATAGAATCAAGAAACATCTTCTTTCCGACCTTTCTTTCGTCGCCAAGATAGGTTCACATGGATCAGGGAATGATAACTTTAATTCCCCACATGGAATTTGCACGGACGGGACGTGGCTTTATATAGTTGATAAAAATAATAATCGTGTAGTAAAGCGACTCTGTTCCGACCTATCCTATGTTTCCGAAACAGCAGGGCCGGGATTCCTTGCCCCTGATTACATCTGTACTGATGGGACGCATATCTATACAGTTCAAACGCCCGGAGCGACCTATCGGATATTCAAGCACTCTTGCGATGACCTTTCACTTGATACTCGGGTCATGCCCGCCGGGACGGACGGCCACATTGATTCCGCAACCCTTACCGCCATCTGTACCACAGGCGGATATCTATATCTGACAAACAGCAATAGTTTTGGCGGGTCCGCCGCCGTTTATAAGTATGCCTGTTCCGATCTGACGTGGATATCTCAGTTCGGCACAAACGGGAGCGGCGAGGGACATACAGAGGTTTATGTCCCCGGCGGAATAACAACCGACGGGACATATCTCTACATTTCTGATTCGCAGACCACCAATTATGCCCGAATCTTGCAATGGCAATTAGATGGGACGTTCATCTCCCATTTTGGCGTATATGGCAACACGGATGGTACAATTAACGGCCCTCGGGGCATTTCCCTTTCCGGCCAAATCACTCGGAGCACCCTTTTGCCTCGACGCGGCCCAATCCTTCGTGCCAAAGCCGACGGCTTGGCATGCGAATCTTATGTTTCCTTCCAATTGCGCGACGAAATCCAATTCCGCGAGGACTCCGTAGCCAACGCGAACTACATCGCCATCCAAGCTCCGGCAACTGTCACGTCATATAAACTCATCTTGCCCGGCGCGACGGCGGGGGCAAAGAAGAACCTACAAGTCGGCGCAACCGATATTCTCGCATGGACACAGAACGTCGATACGGATGGTACACCATCATTTGATCATCTGCACCTGAGTGCAACGAGTAACCAAATTATTCTACAAAGCACTGGGGTGACCGGGACGATAACGGCGACCCCCGCCAGCTCGAACAAGGTCTGGACACTTCAGAATATTACCGGGACGATTTATCAGACAGCGGGGACGGATGTTGCCGTAGCCGATGGCGGTACAAATAAAAGTGCGTGGACATTATATGCCATACCCTATGCCTCTGCCACGACAACCATTGGTGAAATAGCGATAGGGGACGCAGGAAAGGTTCTGGCGGTAGCGGCAGGAGCAACCGGATATGAATGGATAGCGGCTGGCGGGGGTGGAACGTTTCTTAGCTTGACCGACGTTGATGAGGCCAACTATACGGGCCATGCCGGACATTTTGTCGTAGTCGATGGCGATGAAGATGCTCTTGTATTTTCGGCTTCTTCTGTCGCGGCCCATGACATCCTATCGGTCACGCACGGCGACACGACAGCGGCGGCGGTAACTCGCGGGGCGATGATCGCCGGGCTCGGAGCCTCGCCGAAGTGGACGGCGGTGGTCGCGGGGACCGAGGGATACGTTTGGACGATGGGGGCCGACGAACCTGAGTGGGCGGAGAGTTCTTCCGGCTCTCCCGGAATGGTTACGCTTCTTAATGAGGCGTTTGATGGACTGGCGACCGCAGCCATCAGCGGCCAGGGCTCCTACACGTACTTTGGGGCATGGGCCGTCACCCTGGTCGGAACATCAACGGCAACCGTGGCGGTAAAATCCGGCGCGGATAAAATGGGCATCCTGACGGGCGATACGGTCACGGAAGGATCGTCGTATGTATATTTAACAACCGGTGCGGCGTGGCCTTGGGGACTTTGTTATGGAACAAGGTTCCACTTCAAGATGAGGACGTCCAACGTCACTATCGGAACAAAAGGATGGAATCTCGGAAGCGACTCCGATGTTGACGAATGTCAGGTCTATTTCAGGACTACTGGTTCAAAAATAACCTTTTGGAACGGCTCGACAAACACGGATATGATGACCGCCGTCAACGACACTTGGTATACGATTGACGTTTTCATTAATGACGGGACCACCATTCCCTATGCCCTCGTTTTCATAGACGGAGTTCAGCAGGCGGGGCCAAAGTCTTGCGGCGCTAACACGGAAAACTGGAATCAAGTTGGATTTTATTGCAACACGACAGGAACGGCGGCAGCCATCAATCTGGATTTTGATGATTTCTACATAGCGACAAGTCGATTCTTTGACTTGGTAGATTAGGAGGACGATCTGATGCTCCGTGACGACAAGGTCGGTATATGCTTCGGGCGCCTCGCCCCGATGGACGAGTTTGGCACGTTCGACGGGAAGAAGTTCAACCTAGATGAGGCGAGGCTCGGGGCAGAGTGCGACGCGGCCGCGGACGCCGGCGCGAACATCGAGCGGTTCATGGCCCAGGCGGTCTGGGGACCGCATCCGTACGGCCGGCGCTCCCAGTTCCAGCCGTTCGTCTACGACCTGAAGACGAAGCGGTGGGAGCTAGAAAAGCGGAACGACTATTACTTCCCGATCATGAAGAGGATCGTGGCCCGGAACCAGGCCTCGAACAAAACGACGATCATCAGCGTCTTCGACGGCTGCGAGCTCCGCGGCATCGCCTCGACCTTCAGCCCCTGGGTCGTGAACAACCAGGGCGTCAGGACGTTTTACGACCCGAAGGCTGACGAATATACGGGCGATTTTTTCCGCGACTGCGTCTCCGAACTCAAGGCCTATGACATCATCTGGGACTTCAACGAGCCGGAGAACGCGGCTTATCCGGCTTTCTTCGAGCGTGTGATCCTGCCGATCGTCAAGGAGAAGAAGATCCCCTGGACGCGCCTGACCTACGGCGCGACGACGAAGTCCGAGAAGCCGAACTCCGTCCAGGACCAGGTCCGCACGATCGTCCGGGACGCCTACGGAAGGGCTGCCGAACGGACGATCATCAGGCCCGATCACTCGTTCCCGTTCACGGAATCGCTAAAGGCCCTGGAGCCCTACAACACAGACCTTTACTCGGACGATGGATGTTATCTCCCGCCGGGCCTGACCGCGTCCATTTGTGACGTTCGGCCCGGCAAGGGTGCGCGGCCGTCCGCGAGGACGTGGGGGAAGGTCTCGCTCGCGATCCTCAAACTGCACCCGATCATGGCCGGCGTTCGCGGACCCCTCGTCTATTTCGAGCACCTTCCGGCGGGATTCTCGATCGGCGACCTCTTGTGCTGGCTTGCCCCGATCATGGCAATCAGCGCGTCCTACCGGGCGAGGTTTGGGTGCTGGCCGTCGAACTATGGGAAGCACCGATAAACCCTGTCTAAAAACCTGTCCACTCTCTCCGACCGAAAAAAACAGTCCCAAAACTTCGCCGCCCAGAAAACATGTCTATACTGTGTCCAAAACGGCCTATCTCAAACCATGCCATTCAATGCCCGAAAGCCTATTTTCCCCCGAGAGAATGAAACCCTTGCCTGAAAGACTTTAGGATTCCTAATCCATGTGTCGTGGGTTCGAGTCCCACCAGGGCTACTTCCAACCTCTTTGAAATAAATCGGATACGCTATAATTGAATCGGTCTGTGTCTAAACATCCATGTGTCGTGTGTCTAAGAATCAGGCTAGCGGTTATGGGATGAGAGAGTCCACGGCGTGACGCTTGTGGACTGGATCACTGTGGGAATAGAGGAGCGATATCATCATTCGGCCATGTCCCAGTATCTCGCTGATGGTCACGATATCGACCCCTGAGGCCAGGAGCCGCGTTGCGAACGCATGGCGGAACAGGTGGAGTCCGGTCCGGACTCCGGCCTTCTTTGAAATGGCGTCCATCGTTCGGCGAAGCAAACTCCCGGAGTTTCGGTTCGGGACATCGAATACATAGCGCCCGGATCGCGGTTGTCGATTTATGACGCCCAGGGCTACGACGTTGAGCGGAACCGTCCGGAGTTTTGCCCCTTTGCCTAAGACCCTGGCTTCAGCGTCGCGGATATCTTCCCATTTCAGATTGAGCGCCTCGGAGCGCCGGAGCCCCGTATTCAGGATAAATGTCAACAAGTCGGGGAGAACTTTCTGGATCGGACTCTCCGGCTTTTTCGATATGGCCGTCGCCTCGTCCATGATTATTTTGATCTGCTCGTTCGTCAACGGCTGAATCTTCGTCCCTTCCCGAGCGAACTTTACCTTGCGGAGCGGATTCGGTCCGGGGATGATTTCCCAGTCGATGGCCTTGTAGAACATTCCACGGAGGATTTGTAGATATCGATTAAGCGTAGTTTTGGAGCGGTCAACCTCTCGGGATTCTTTTCCCTTGATGATGGTTCTGGTCTTGAGCATGGTGCGGATTTGTTCGATATGATAAGCCGTGACTTCATCGAGGTTCTTGATCTTGAGCTCATCGAATAGATCAAGCATCTTGTCCAGTCGGAGTTTTTCTGCCGGCCAGGATGCGGGTTTCGTTTCCCTGGCCCATTCGAGATATCGGGCGGCAAAGTCCCGAAGATTGGTCGTCGATATCTTTGCCTCGGCGCGATACTTATGCGTGAGTTCGTTCGCTCTGGCGATCGCCAGGCCGTGTTCCGTCGTCTTTAGCGATCGACGGACGCGCTTCTTCCCGACCCAGAGATCGAGCCAGTAATAGCGGCCAACTTTTTTGATCACGATGGCTTCGGCTTTTTCTCAAGTTCCGGCGGTCCTCCATCCTTCGGCTCTTCTGGATTTGGCGGATTGACTATCGGCGGCACTGGCCCGGGTTCGGCGCGGATGAACCAATCGAGTTTAGCTGTTTTACGATCGAGCGTGATGATGATCTTCATTTCAATAAACCTTGAATCCACCCAGGGTTGAATAGGACCCAAGTTTTTTCCCGGTCATCCATCCGATGACATCCACAGACAAATACTCGGTATTTTGTTGGATCGCGCAATATGCCGCGATCGTTCTCGTCATATCTTCCTTTAATTCAACGTTTATGGACGCCCAGGTTAATTCTTGAATCCAAACCCTGCCGATTTGAGCGTCTAATTTTTTAATCAAGCCGCTTTTTTGGGCTTCTTGGATTCGCGCAGAGATATCTACCTTAAAGGCATCGCTGAACATTGGTTTCGGAGTCGGAGGTGTACCCCCGGAATCACATGCGGCCAGTGTCATACACAATACCACTACTAAGATTCCCCATCTTCGCATGACTCACCCCCTAAGATTTATTTCTTGAGTTCGTCTAGGCGCTCCCGAATTTTTTGATCAACAATTTCGTCGATCGTTTTAGGAGGTTTAATTTCTTCCGCCTTCGGGCAAAGATCGCCCATTTGAACCCCCAATAACTCTGCTATCTTGGATAGCTCGCCAACCGACAGACTGCGTTTGTTTTTCATGATCAGGCTCAACCAGGGTCCGGTATACCCGAAGGCTGTGGCAATCGAAATCCCCGTGACCTTGCGATCCTTCATCAACTTTCGCAGGCGGGCCGTGATAGGCGCTTGCCTCTGGAGTTCTTCTGCTGAGTCAATCATCCTTGAAATATTATTTTCCTTTCTTTACCGCCTGTCAAGCCTAAATGTTTTATAAACAATAACATAGCACGTCGTAAATAAAATATAATAATACTTGACATGGTGTTAATTATTTATTATATTAGTTACACCATGTTAAGTATAGTCAAGTTCATAAGGGAGCGAGGGATGACACAGGCCGCCTTCGCTAAGCAATTGGATATATCCGAGGCAATGCTTTCCCTCTGCCTACGGGGAAAACGCCGTTTCGGTCTTAGTACCGCACTCAAGGCCAAGAAGATCACGGGGATGGGACTGGATGAAATATACCGGGGAACCAAATGAGCCAGGACCCCCTCCTCACCCGTAAAGACCTGGCCCGGCTGTTCCAGGTCAAGCCCTGGACGATCGATTCCTGGTGCCGGAAGGGAATCCTTCCGTACGAGGTCTATCCCTGCGGCAAGCGCTTCGACCCGGATAAGATCGAGATCTTCCGGGCTAAGCGATCGTTCGGTTCTTCGACCATTCATACCACTCAAGATAAGGGGGTGGCCGGTGTCGGTCAATCGAATTATGAGCGCTAATTCGGGTCTTCAGTGTCTACTCTACACGAACTTCGTGATCAAGGCGAAGTACGCTGTCGAATCCGTGGCCGAAAAGATGGGCATCCATCGGGACACGCTCTATAAGTGGATCGAGGGCAAAAACCTTTTCCCGGCCGATCGGTTGGCTCCGCTCACCGCGGCGACGCAAGACACAGAATACCTGGAATACATCCTGGATAAGTGCGGATACGTCCTGCTGCCGAAGATCCGGGACAAGAAGGCGGCTGAAACGATGATCCAAATGGCAAAGGTATTCTTGTCAGCAGCGAATGGAAGGGGCGATACGCCATGAATGAAAAAAACTGCAAGGCCGTCATCTCCGAGGATGGCGGGAGCATTGAGGTCTATAGCGAAGGGAAGCGATACGTCTTCGCGCTCGGGTTTTCGGTTTGGGAGTGGATCGATCTCGTGAAAAGTGGGCGGAACCTGCCAAAAAGGGTGCGGAAGGCCCCTTTGCATACACGAATTCATGCATGAAACAGGTCGAGCATGAGGAATGACACGTCAAAATACGATCGCCTCTCCTGCGCGCTCTCAGGGCGAAATCTAATCAGGACCCTAAAAACGGCTGAAGTATCGAAATATCGACTCGCCAAGGATCTCAACATCAGCTACCGGATTACTCAATATTGGGCAAAGGGAAGACGACCTTCGGCGGCAATGGCTGAACGTGTCGCGGCATATCTAGGAATTCAGGCCGAGCCGGATAGGATCTCCGCGCTCGAAGTCCGGGTCAAGAAGATCGAGGACAGGTTCGGAATTGGGAAGGGGAAATTATGAGCCGAAAAAAATCTAACCGGACCCTCCTTATGGAACAGGAATGCGCAGCCCGCAAGCTGGAGCGCGAGCGCAAGAAGGCGGAGATTGAGCGCGATAAGAAGATCCGCGACGAGCGCCGACAGCAGAAGAAAGTGGAGCGGGAAGCCAAACGCGATGCGCGCTTGAAGAAGCGCCTCGCCCATGAAAGCGTCGAGCGGAACGGCGTCCCAAAGGTCGAGTCTGCCGGCCTCGGGTTCGGGATCCGCTATGCCATCGAATACTCGCCATACGTGCTCTGCGAGGGATGCCACAACGCCATTCGCGAGAACTCGATGATCGGCAGCCTCTGCGAGCGCTGTCAATATTCGAAGGAGGTTAATGACGAAGGATTGAAGCTGGAGGCAAACAGGGCCGTCCCCGGAACCGAGGACGGCGGGAAAAATGGAACCGCGGCCCCCGCGGGCCAGTTGACGCTCGAATTATAGCACCGCGCGGGGCCTTGTCAAGAGAAAAGGAGATTCAATGACTGAAGACAAATTGACGAAAACCGCGCCGCCGGGCGCGAACGGGAAGCAGATCGTCCTCGCGGCCGACTTCGGCAAGGTCTATGTCAAGATCCTGCCCGACGGCCAGGTCATGGCGCCGATCAAGGCCGACATGACCCTCTACGAGAAGCACGGCCAGATCTACAGCCTGAAGGGCAAGTGGAGCATCACGGCGTCGGGGTATTGGCACCTGAACAAGGTCGCTTCGATTTCGATCCTGAAGCCGCAGTCCGTCATCGTCGACGGGAAGCCCGTGCCGAACCCGCACATTGAGCGGAACCGGAGGACGAAGGCGATCGAGAGCGTCAACATCCGGGCGATGGGGATCGGCTACTCGCCGGCCGGGAACATCGTGGTCATCGACAAGACGCTTTTCTACAACGTCTACACGTACTTCATCCAGAGCATCCAGGCGAAGATGAAAAGGGTGGTCTGGAAAAAGGACCCGGAGGGGAACCGCGTGCCGACCGACGAGAAGGAGTCCCCGAACTGCGCCATCTACGGCATCGCGGAAGAGAAGCCGACGATCGAAGGCCGCTGGGCATTCTTCCCCACGGAGAGGCCGCTCGGGATCTGGGTCAACTACCAGGACCAGGCGATCGTCGACTGCCTCGAGGAGCACACGCAGAGGCAGCGGTTCGGGGACCGGATGGCAACGACGATCGTCGAACGGAACGTCCTCAAGGACCACCCGGCGATCGCCGCGGCGCAGGTCGTGATGAAGGCTGGCGAGGGGGGCAGCAAATACGCGAACGTCGTCGTCTACGGATGGCGAAACGACAACACCCCGCGGAACCTGGCGGACCTCATGAAGCAGGCCGAGGACGGCGGCGAATCAAAGGAATTCGAGGTCCGGAAGGAGACCATCGTCGACGTGGAGGCGGAAGAGGAAAAGGAAATATTGGAAGAAGTCGCCGCCGACGAAAAGCCTGAGAAGATCGGCAATCCCGCAAAGGACCAGGAGCCGCCCGAAGAATACTGGGAGAAGAGGCGGGCCGAGGCCGCGAAGGGCGGGAAGGCATGAAGGAGATCGATAAGGAGCAATTGAAGAGGGAGGCGGACGCGAGGGCCCGCCTCCGGGAAAAAGTCGCGGTCCGTCGGTCCGGCATTTCCTTTGAACATCCGCCGGCCGAACCCATTCTGACGAAGCCGGAGAACTGGCACGGAATGCTCGCGCAAGGCGTGGCTCAAACGATGCCTTGTGCCCCGAAGGTCGTACTCGCGATCAAACCTGCGGGCATCGTGGCGACGGAGGGGGGTTTCCTCCTGGCGGAACTCCGGGAGGTCGCGATGGAGATGGAGGCCGCCCTGGATGCCGAGATCGAGGCCGATAGACGCGGGCCGACGGAACATCGCGACCGGAACTGGGCGTCATCGATCGGGCATCCATGCAAAAGGCATATCGTTTACGAGCGATTGAACGGGCTCGACCGGAGATCGTTCGATATTGAGACCCTCTGGCGCTTCCGGGAGGGAAACGAAGTCGAGCGGCGGATGAAAGGATATCTTTCTCAGGCTGGATGGGAGCTCACGCAGGCGCAGCGCCCGGGCAAATTGGACGACAAATATCAAACGACTGGCCGGATCGACGCTATGAACCCGCTGAGGCGCCAACTGCCGGCGCCTTTTTCAGCGGTCTCTGAAGTTCCCGCCGAGATCAAGAGCATCAGTCCGCTATTTTGGGACCAACTCAAATCGATCGAGGACGTGAGGGGCACGCGATACTGGTGGATCCGGAAGTACCCGAGCCAGCTAAACATTTACTGCCTCATGTTAAAGGCCCCGGCCGGCTTCCTTATCCTCGGGACGTTCGGAAAGCGGCCGCGGATCCTGCCCATGCTTTTTGACCAAGACCTGGCCGAGCACGACCTGGGTGTGATCGAGGACGTGAACCGGCACGTCGACGCGGGAACCTACCCGGAGCCGATGCCCTACGACCCAAGTTGCTGTGGGATGTGCGAATGGAACCACCTATGCCAGCCGCTCAAGGCGACGGAGTTCCGCGAGATCAAGCAGGGCGAGGTTCCCGAGCTTGAGCATTATCTCGAGCTCAAAAAATGGCACGATGCCTACATGGAGGTTAAGACCAAGCTCATCGGGACGGGAGAGAAGCCGGGCCGATATCACGGCTGGAACGCAATCGTGAACGACATCGAGATTTCGACGCAGATCCAGCACAAGACTTTCTACGACATCCCGAAGGACATCAAGGAGCCCTATGGCCACAAACAGGATGTCGTCATCACGACGATTGAAAGGACGCAAGCATGAATTACGAGATCGAAAAAATAACAACGGACATCGTCGTCCGGGCCGCGGCCCTCGAGGTGAGGGACCAGGCATCTGCGAGCAGGGCGACGGAGCTGATCCTGACCGGTAAGGACGCGATCAGGAAGATCAAATTATTCTTCGCGCCGATGAAGGATTCGGCCTGGGCCGCGCATCAAGAAGTTGTCCAGAAGGAAAAGGCCGAGCTCGGCAAGATAGAGCCGGCCGTCTCGCTGCTCAGCGACAGGATATCCAGGTGGCGTGCTGAAGAGGCACGGAAGTGTCTCGCAGTCGAAGCAGAGCGGGCCAGAATCGAGAACGAGCGTAGGCGCATCGAGGAAGAGACCCTGCGAAGGGCCAGGGAGGCCGAAGAGAAGGCTGAACGCGAACGCCGGCGGCTCGAATTAGAGGCCGAGGAAATCAATCGGAAGGCTGCGAAAAAGACCAATGATGAAGCTGCCTTGAAGCGCATCGATGAGGAGCGGGAGAGGCTCCGTATTCGGGCGGAGGAGAGCCGGAGGACCGCGGACGAGGAGACCACGCTGGCCATCGACGAGGGGGCCGCGGCCGAGTCCGCCCTGCCGCCGGCGCCGGCCATCCAGGAGGCCCCGAGGACGACAGGCCTGACCATGCGGAGATATTGGAAGGCGCGAATAAATGATCCTTTTATGGACCCTATCAAAGCGAACCTTCGCCTTCTCCTCCGCGCCATCCTTGATGAGCAGGTATCGATCGAGGCCGTTTCTCCCTGTATGACTTATCTGAATGACCTCGCCGGCACGCTCAAGGATCAGGTCAAGATCCCCGGCGTCGAATTCTACTTCGAGGAGAGGATGGCCGAGATCGGCAAGCGGAACAAGGCATGAATCCATTCCGGGAGTCCGAGGCGCGTCGGAGGGGTCGAAAAAGACCCCTCCCTCCCGGATCCCAAATGAAAGGAAGATTATGAAGAGAGGGAAATCATACGACTGGATCCCCCTGTGGATCGACAAGTGGCTCATGGGATCAACGCGCTTCGAGCTTGAGCCCGGAGAGCGCTCGGTCTTCATCGACCTTATGGCCCTGGGAGCGAAAGATGATGGATATATAAGGGCAAATCCCATGATGGGATATCCTCATGAATATCTAACCCGAATCCTGAATGTGACCCCCGAATTATTAGAGGGATCGATCTCGAAGTGCGTCAAGCACGGGAAAATAAAAGAGCTGAAGAATGGAATTTATTATGTGAAAAACTGGCAGTCTTACAGCCTTTCTTCCAGGCATAAAAGGAGGGTCATGTCCAAGAACGCGGACATTGCGTCCGCGAAAGCGGACGGCGTGTCCGGAAAGGCGGACGCCTTATCTGTATCTGTATTGTCTAAGTCTTCTTCTCTTTCTTTTAATAAAAATCTTAAGGTGTGGGAGGGGATCACCGAGAAAGACAGGACCGGCTGGGGGGAGGCATACCCGGCCTGCGATATCGATATTGAACTCGCGAAGATGCGCGAATGGATTCTGGCCAATGGAGCCAAGGGGAAGAAATCGAACTATCGCCGCTTCATCACGAACTGGCTTTCAAGATCACAGGATCGAGGAGGAAGCGGGGGAGGAGGAGGTAGCCGGCCAGACGCCGGATTACCGGGTCGAGACGTGTTCAAAGCTCAATATGAAAAGCATAAAGCACAGGAGGGGAAATCATGAGACGAATCACACCGGATCAAAAACTCTGGATGAGCTTCTCACTAATCGTTCTTCTCGCGTTGGCGCTCGGCATATACGCTGGCCACAAGGTGACCACCGCCAATAAGGATGTCGAGATCATAGACCTTCAGGCCCAACTTGAGACGGCCAATGCGTCGCTTGCGGAAGTGGCGGTGGAACTCGCACAGTACCGCCAGAGCAAGGAAAGGATGATCGCCTGGGTCGGTCTGGCTTCATTCTACGCGGACGCTCATCACGGAAAGCGAATGGCGTCGGGGTCCCGGTTTGACATGAACGGCTTCACGGCCGCGCATCGCACACTTCCATTCGGGAGCCTGGTCCTCGTCCTGGACATGAAGAGGTCTACGTGGACGCTGGTAGAAGTCACCGATCGAGGCCCCGCAGAATGGACAAACCGCGATATCGACTTATCCAGAGCCGCAGCTCGTCAACTGGGAATGGAAAAGGACGGGGTCATCCCGGCGATGATGTTGACGGTCCAGGGAAGGCCGAGCACACAAGATTAACCAGATGGAAATTCTAAGAGTTTTTCCTAGGAGAACGGCGGCGACGCCGGACGATGGAATGGTACGGATTGGATATCCTGACTTATTCACGCCGAATTGTGACGAGATCCATATCAGCGTCGCGTTCACCTATGACCTAGGAAAGGCGGAAAGAATGGCCGAATGTTGGAAGTGGAGAGCGCCCATAAAATTGGGCGGACCCGCACTGGACGATCCTGGGGCGGATTTCGTTCCGGGTCGATATCTAAAAAAGGGATATGTCATCACGTCAAGGGGCTGTTCGAACAGATGCTGGTTTTGCTACGTCGGAAAAAGAGAGGGAAATATTAGGGAACTTTCAATAAACAATGGGTGGAACGTCCAGGACAATAACCTCCTGGCTTGCTCAAGGCCGCATATCGAGGCGGTCTTTGAAATGCTTTCACATCAATCCAAAAAAGCGGTTTTCTCCGGCGGGTTCGAAGCCGCGAGGATGGAACCCTGGATTGCCGAATCTCTTGTCCGCCTTAATCCCAAATCTATTTATTTTGGTTATGATCAACCTTCCGAAAAAGAGTCATTGGATTCAGCGGTCAAGATGATGAAGGGTGCGGGTTTTGGCCGGAATCATTCATTATCGGCCTATGTTCTGATTGGATATCCCGGAGATACGTTTACCGCCGCAGAGGAAAGATTGAAATTTGTTCTTTCTTTAGGCGTCCTTCCATTTGCGATGCTTTACCGCGACGATAGTGGATGGCCGAACGTGGACTGGCGTCAATTCCAACGGGAATGGTGTAGACCAAAAATCGTCGCATTTAAATTGAAAAATTTACTAAACGAAAGCACGGGGCAATTGACATGAAGAACTACACAATGAAGAGGAGCTTCTTCCTGGCCGCCCTTTTAGATGGTATGGCGGGCATCTTCCGGCCGCGAGCGCCGGACATGACCGACCTGCCGGACACGGCGGAAGCCATCCTGCGGGAGCTCAGGCTCGACTACGCGAACGAGGCGAAGTTCCCGAGCCGTCGGCGCCAGCTCCGCGCAGAGTCAAGGGACGCGGCCGGGTACATCTGGGAAAGGGGGACGGGGTGGGTGAAGAAAAAAAGGCGCTGACAGTAAAGATGAGTCGGGTCGTCATCGATCTGATAAAGGATGAGAAACTTCTGGACCATTTCCTGCATGAGGCCGCCTTGGGCGAGCTCGGACAGAAGGTCCGGGAGATCGACGAGGCGTTCCACAGCGACTGGGAAAACCAGAAGGCATTCCAGCAGAATCTTGTGAAGAAGGACCAAGAGATCCGGGCTAAATTGATAGACGACATGATCGGATTCTTCGATTTTCCGCCGGGCCGGATCTCCCTGAAAAAGTACAAGGCCTGGCTGAGGCGCATGAACGCCGGCGCGTATGACAAGTCCGAGGTCAGGTACTGGGAGGCGCGGCTGGACGAGGCATTCCCGAGGGATGCGGCCCGGGACCGGGTCCACGAGTGGGAGGGGGTCTGGTTGTGGGATTGATCGGGAGGATCCTTTGCGCCGCGGGAATCCATGAGCGGCGCGCGGCCGATGTGATCAGTGACGATCTCACCTCCTGGACAGTCGTGGGCTGCATCAGGTGCGGAAGAATTCTCGACCAATGGATCGCACCGCCGGCACCGGTGAACTGCCTATGCTCGATCTATCCGGCCGTCGAGATGGACCCGGAAATGGAGCCAGAGCCGGATGAATTTGAAATGGAGGATTAAACAGAATGAAGGAACAAGAATTATTCGGGAAAGAGGATCAGGTCTACTCCGCGATCGCCACAGAGAAAGGGATTGTCTCGGCCGAGATCAAAGCCGTCGACAAGGCGATCGAGCGGAAGGAGAGCGAAAGGAAGGCGCTCGAGGAGCGTTGCCAAATGCTCTCGAACGCGATGAAGATCGCCGAGCCGAAGGCAAAGGGGAAAAAGAAGAAATCGAAATAGCAACTCACGCCCCCACGGGCGAGAGAATAAATTCGAGGAAGGTGCTCATCATGAGCAGGAAGACAATCGCGGTGGTTGTGGCCATCATCGGCGCGGTCCTGGCCATCATGGTCTCGGAGTTCGGCCTGTCCATCAACGCCGTCGCCCTTGCGGCCACTCTTGGCTCAATCCTGGTCTGGGTCTTTGGCGAGGCTAAGGCCGATATCGCCAAGATCGGAGCGCAGATCGGACGGTTCAAGGACCCGAAATTTTTGCTCACCATCGTCTCCGCCATCGTCGGAGCCCTGGGAACGGCTGGAGTGAATATGCCGATCTCGCCGGAGATAATCATTGCAGTCCTGACGGCGATCGTCGGCATCTTATTCAAGGCTGATTCGCGTCTGGCGAAGACCTGAAGCACGATTAATCCCCCGGGGGGCCCGGGCTTTTCTTTTCAACCTCCTTTCACCGGGCCCCTTTCCGGGGCTGAAAGGGAAAAACTTATGCAGAAACGAATGGTCCTCGAATGGCGCGACCAGGTCTTTGAGGTCAAAGATTGCGCCTTCTGCCCTGGACGCCGGCAAAACTTCTGCCTTCCGCGCAAGGTCCGGCTGAGGCGGGCGAAAGGTGAGTTCCCGAAATGCCCCCAGAACCCGTGCCCCGTCCATGCCGAGGGAAGAGGACAAAGGCGACTGATCGGCCGGCCGGCGAAAATCGAGCGACCGGTGGAGAGCGCGGGGCCGGCGGGGCCGAAGTGGCCCTTCCCCGTCTCCTGCTCATGGTGCGGCCGCGCGGTCGATCCGATGAAGGCGGTTCTCGTCGTGAACGATAGTGAGCCGAACCGGATCTATGACCGCTTTGAATGTTTAGAACAATATTTAAGGACTTATGATAAATAATATTTTCTCCCGGTTATATGGGGAAACCAATATCTTAATTATGTAAATCCGTTGACAACTTTTTATTTTGCCTCACGCTGAAGGCGTGAAGCCAGACGACCTTTTCCGGGCCGACTACCTCCGCGCCGTCGCGGTGGACTACGCCAAGCACTTCATCGGGACGCCCTATCGATGGGGGGGCGATGACCCGATGGAAGGCTTCGACTGTTCGGGATTCATCGTCGAGGTCCTTCAAGCCGTCGGCAGGGTGCAAGGGCGCGATTATACGGCCGATGAACTTTATACGATTTTCAAACCAGCCGCTGTCACGCTCGGATACGCGGGGTGCCTGGCATTCTGGCTCGATGACAAGGGTCATGCGGTCCACGTGATGCTCATGGTCGACAATGGGCACGTGATCGGGGCCTCGGGGGGCGGGTCTAAAACGACCACGATATCGGATGCAGTCCGAGAAAACGCCTTCATAAAGATGAGGCCCCTGACTTATCGCAAGGGGACGCCGGTCATCGTTGATCCGTTCAGGAAGATATTGGAGTGAATCATGGCGATCGCCCTCAAGGACATCCTCGCACTTCTCGAAAAGATCATCGACCTGGAGGCCCAGGTCGAGACGGCCATCGAGAGCGAGAAGGATAAGGACAGACGTGAAAAGTATACGAAGGCTTTTCGGGATCGGGATCTTAACGCTCTGCGCGCTCTGCTTTTTGACTGAGGCGTGCTCGCGTTATAACCCGGCCCTCTACCCGTCCTACGACGTCTTGAACCCGGGCCCCGAGGTTCGCCTGAATCCGCTCGCATTCACCGAGGACGGAAATCTGATCGTTAACCAGGCGTTCATCCGCTGGGTCGATGAACTCAAGCGGGAAATCATCAAGCTCCGAAAGGCGTCAAGGGGGAAGTGATGATCGGACCAGAAATAGTACAGGTGGCTCAAGAAGCAGCGGCGGCGGCCGGGGGCAAATCGACGATCGTTCTCGATGCCGGAATGATCGTGCTGATCGTGTCCAACGTCGGGGCCTGGATCGCCCTGCTTAAACGCGGGACGCAAAAGCCCAAAGATCCAGCGCCGACAATTCCAGCGGCTCCAGGGAACGGAGTTTCAAATCTGCTCCGGGACCACGGTGAAAAGCTGCAAAAACATGAAACGGAGATTTCTGGAATCAACAAGAACATGACGGAGTGGCGAAAAGAGAATCGCGATGACCACCAAGTGATCTTCAAATTATTGAGGGGCGAGAAGGAATGAATATTCTCAAGGTTCCGATCTCCTCCGTCGTCCCGTGGGCGAAGAACCCGCGGGGGATCCTGGAGGGAGACTTTGCCCGCCTAAAAAAGCAGATCCAGAAGCTCGGGCTCTACAAGCCGCTCGTCGCGTGCAAGGAGAACGGGAAGTACGTCGTCCTCGGTGGCAACATGAGACTCCGTGCGCTGAAGGAATTCGGCTTAAAGGAAATCGATATCAGCATCGTCGATGCGAAGACCGAGGCAAAGAGGATCGAATACGCGCTGAGCGACAACGACCGCGCCGGCTATTACGAGGAGGACCGCCTCGCGGAACTCGTCCTTCCCCATGTCGCGGAGATCGACCTCGGCGATTTTAAGGTAGACCTGGGATCCCCGATGGACCTCAAGGCCGTCATCGACGGGATCGGGCCGGACCTCAGGAATGACGAGAAGGATCTCGACGAGCTCGAGACGAAGAATGAATGCCCGAAGTGCGGATACAAATGGTGAAGAAGCCAACCGTTATCAGCTTGTTTTCCGGATGCGGAGGATCCTCGCTCGGCTACAAATGGGCCGGATACCGGGAACTCTTGGCGATTGACTTTGACAAGAAGGCAGTCGAGACCTTCCGGCTTAATTTTCCGGACGTCCCATGCTGGCTGAGGGACGTCAAAGGGGTGACCGGACGCGAGATCCTCGAATTCTGCGGGATAAAGAAGGGGGAACTCGACCTGCTCGACGCGTCGCCCCCATGCCAGGGGTTCTCGACCGCGGGAAAACGCAGGATCACGGATCCGAGGAATGACCTGTTCATGGAATTCGTGCGGCTCATCAGGGCGCTCGCGCCGAGGACCTTCGTCATGGAGAACGTCTCGGGGATGGCGAAGGGATCGATGCGCGGAATATTCAACGAGGCGCTCAGGGAACTCCGGAAATGCGGTTATTTGGTCAGGTGCAGGCTGATGAACGCGAAATGGCATGGGGTCGCCCAGAACCGGCCGAGGCTGATTTTCATCGGGGTCAGGAAAGACCTGGGGCTGAGTCCGGATTATCCGGAAAGGATGAGAAGGACGAAGACTTTTGCGGAGGCAACTTCCGGAATTCATGATAAGGAAACGCCGCCGGCGCTCACTCATTTTTTCCAGAAGTGGATTCCGCTCATGAGGGAGGGCCAATCGGTCGCGGACGTAAGAGGGGTCAGGAAGGACTTCCAGACCAGGAGGGTGCACCGGAACCGGCCGTGTCCGGCGCTCGCCGCGCTCGTCGGGGGAATAGGATTCGGGGCCCTCATCCATCCGACCGAGGACCGCGTGCTTTCGATCGGGGAATTAAAGCGCATATGCTCGTTTCCCGACGACTTCAAGCTGGTCGGAAGATATCAGATCAAGAAGAAGAGCCTCGGGAACGCGGTCATGCCGAAGTTCATGGAGGCGATCGCGAGGGTGATCAAGGACAAGGTGCTAGGTCATGCCCCCAGTTAAGGATGTCAAGTAAATGAAAAAATTCGGTCCGACACCAAAAAGACTCGATCCCTCAAAGGTCGAATCTATCGCCGCGATGGGCGGGACGAATGAGCAAATAGCGGCGATCCTCGGGATATCCCCGACCTCATTGAAAAATATACGGCGCCGCCAGAAGACGATCGACATAGCGATCAGGCGCGGCAAGGACAAAGCTGATTTCCGAGTCGTCGCGGCGCTCTATCATAAGGGGGTCGGCTATTCATTCACAGATCTCAAGGAGAAGAAAATCGATGTACCGGGTGACACGACGGCGATGATTTTCTGGCTGAAAAACCGCCGGCCGCACGAGTGGAAGGACCGGCACGAGGTCAAGGGCGCCGTCAGCCTCACGGCTAGGCTCTCGCTCGCGGATATGAAAAAGAGCCTGAAGGGGGTCGATGATGGAACTTGACGCCAGGTCCGCGCGCGTCGTGAGGACGCTCCTCCAGAAGTACCGGGAGGACCCCGTCTTCTACGTCGAGCACGCGCTCGGACACCGGACCTGGTCGAAGCAGCGCGAGACGCTCTGGTCGATCCGCGACAACGAGAAGACGGCCGTCCGGGCCTGCCACGGGGTCTCGAAGACGTTCTCCGCGGCCGAGATCGCGACCTGGTTCCTCAACTGCGTCGAGAACTCGAAGGTCATCACCACGGCGCCGACATGGACGCAGGTCAAGATGCTCCTCTGGTCCGAGATCAACGCGATCTACGCCCGGAGCCGGTTCGAGCTCGAGGGCGAGTGCCAGACCATGGACATCAAGACGGCGGACGCGGACCACTACGCGATCGGCTTCTCGACGGACAAGCCGCCCCGCGCCGAGGGCTGGCACGCGCCGTCGATCCTCTTCATCTTCGACGAGGCGAAGGGGATCCCGCGCTGGGTCTGGGACGCGAGCCGCGGCTCGATGACCGGCGGCTTCTGCCGCTGGCTCGTGATCTCGACGACCGACGGCGTCCAGGTCGGGGACGAGTTCTGGAAGATATTCCAGGGCGACCGGAGCGAGTGGAACAGGATCCACGTCTCCGCGTTCGACTCGCCGTACGTCACGGGCGAGAAGTTCCGCGGGATCGACGTCCCGGACCCGATGCGGCCGGACCGCTTCAAGAGGACGTGGATCTCGCCAAAGGATTTCCAGATCCAGATCGCGACGCCGAAGTACATCCAGACCTGCTACGACGACTGGGGTAAGGACTCGGTCCTCTCGCTGACCAAGGTCAACGGCGAGATCGTCGATGCCGGCGCCGACACGATCATCAAGCTCTCCCAGGTCATGCAGATGTTCAAGAACTGGGAGGACCCGAAGTTCGGGCTCGAGGGCGCGGAGGAGGGCGGGATCGATGTCGCGCGCGGGGGCACGGCCGACACCACGTTCACGCACCGGAAGGGCCTCCGGGTCATAGGGAGGAAGGTCATCCCGACGCCGAACCTCCCGGAGAAAGCGAGGCTCGTCTTCATCGCGGACGAGGCCGAGACGTACTTCGGCCACAACCGGAAGATGAGGATCAAGGTCGACGACACGGGGGTCGGCGGCGGCGTGACGGACATCCTGCAGTCGAGGAAGTACAAGATCGTCCCGGTCAACTTCGGGGGCAAGGCCGGCGACCCGGACAAGTACCCGGATGTCGCCTCCGAGATGTGGTTCGAGGTCGGGGCGATCGTCCACGAGATCGCCTGCCCACCTGATGACCGGCTCCAGGCCGAGCTCGTCAACAGGAAGTCGAAGGCGCTCGACAAGGCCGGCCGGCGCGTGATCGAGAGCAAGAAGGAGTACACGGAGCGGACGACCCTCCGGTCGCCCGACTGCGCGGACTCGTTCCTCCTCGCGTTCTACAACCCGGGCTCGGGGAGATACTACGTCGGCGGGGGCGGCCGCGACGTCGGGCCGGACTGAGGACAATGAGCGTATTCAACAGGACGGGAAAGCTAAGGGCCGAGGTCCGGGAGCTCACGGGGAGGGTCGGCCAGCTCAAGACGCAGAATGAGCGGCTCGTCCACGAGTTCGTCCTCATGAAGGGCGAGGCCGACAAGAAGTACGTCGGCAACGAGTACAAGGACTACAAGACGGCCGTGAAGGCCATCTCCGAAAAGTACGTCGGGACGGCGGACTGGGGCGTCCTCCAGACGCGGAACATCGTCGACCTCCGGTCCGCGTTCATCCTCGGCGAGGGGATCCGCGTCTCGCACACGACGAAGACCCGGGCCGAGGCCGAGCAGGAGCTCGGGTTCGCCAAGGACTTCGTCCGGTTCAACAACCTCGACGGCCAGCTCGACCAGCAGATGGCGAAGGAGGCCGAGATCGAGGGAAAGATCGCGATCAAGCTCACGCTGGAGGACCTGAGGGAAAAGCCCTACAACAAGTGGACGAGCATGGTCTCGACGCGCTACCTCTCCTGGCAGCTCCTCGACTACAAGATCGAGGCGGACCCGGTCGATTACCTTCTCTACAAGAAGCTGACCTGGCCGAAGAAGACCGTCGGGACGAAGGAGATCCCGCTTGGCGACCTCGAGCCGTCGCGGTTCGTCTACGCGAAGTTCGGCGGCCGGCTCAACGAGCCCAACGAGGCGCAGCCGAAGATCATGGCCTGCCTCTCCATGGTCGACCGGCTCGACAAGGCGCTCCGGGACCTGCGGGAGATCATGCATTATTTCGCGTCGCCGACGCCGCACTTCAAGGTCGCCGGCAAGGACGAGGGGCTCGCCCTCGACGAGTACCTCCGGAGCATCAACTGGAAGATCGGGAAGTTCGTCGTCACGACGGCCGAGTTCACCATCGTCTCGGCGGACGTCCGGGGCGCGGACACGCTCGTCTCGGAGATCGAGCTCGCCGTCAAGATGATCAGCGGCGCCACGGGGATCCCGATCCACTACCTTGGGCTCCTCGACCTCCTGAAGAACCGCGCGACCGGCGAGAACGTCCGCGAGCTCATCATGGCCGCGACGACGTCCGAGCGGCAGACATGGATCGGCGTCTACGAGGAGGTCTTCACCAAGGCGATGGAGATGTGGAACAGGAACAACGCCTCCCAGAAGTCGGAGGGCGCGCAGCTCGACCCGACGAGGGTCAAGGTCGACATCCCGCAGATCACGCAGGAGCACTGGGACCGGGTCGAGAAGGTGCTCATCCCCGCGGCCACCGGCGGCATCATCAGCAAGGAGTACGTCGCCGAGCAGATCCCGGGAATCGACATCGAGGCCGAATCGGAGCGCAGGAAGACGCGGGAGGCGGCGGAGGCGGCCAGGGCCAAGGAGGAGATGCGGGCGCTCAAAGAGGACCTCGATGGGGGGGGAGGGCCACGTGCATGATATCCACGGCGACGGCCGTCAGGGTCGCGGGCCTGGCGTTCATCAAGGCCAGGTGCCCGCGGTGCGGCAGCCGGGCCTACCGGAAGCCCTGCCCCTGCTGGATGACGAACAAGGGGTGGGCCGAGTGCGCGAAGTGCGTGCGCTGCGGCCACACGATCGGCCTGGGGAAGGCCGGGAGGAGATGAGATGCCATACGAGAACGAGCACGCGTGCCGGCTGAAGGACCCGGGGCTCTTCGTCCGGATCCGCGAGCTCTGGCGGAAGGGCGGCAAGCGGGGAATCGGCGGCCCGCTGAAGTCCAGTCCGGGCGGCGGGACCGAGACCCAGGCCATCCGGTACGACCGGACGAAGGTCACGGCGGCCGAGGCCCGGGCGGACTGCCGGGAGAAGGGCGGGTCGTTCGAGGCCGCCACGGGCCGGGGCCCGGTGAAGGAGACGGAGTCGGAGTACCTCGACCCGAAGAGGAACCCGATGATCAGGACGGGAGGAGGAAAAGGATGACGGTTCTGAGCACGGACACGACGAAGAAGAAGGACGAGACGACGCTCTCGGAGTTCCTCGAGGAGACGAGGGACGGGGACGGCGAGGCCGTCGGGATCGTATCCCGCATCCCCCAGAAGCCGGTGACGACGAAGCCGGGGGAGCAGGCGGCCGCGGCCGGCCAGCCGAAGCCGAAGCCCCGGAGGATGCTCACGACCTCTGGGCTCGACGACGTCGCGGGGTCGATCGCGCGGCAGAGGAAGACGGCCGAGATCCTGGCGCAGCGCGCGAAGGCGGCGGCGCCCGCGGCCCCCGAGCCTCCGAAGCCGAGGACGGGCCCGAAGGCCGGCGGCGGCTCCGGGAAGGGTCGAAAAGCGGCAGATGAACACGGTCTAAGGAGATAAACGGAATGAACATCAGGGACAAAATGCTGAACGCTTATTTCAAGGTGGCCGAGAAGATGGAGAGGGAGCCCGGTCTTCTTGCTTCCGCCCATTACTTCCACCGGACAAAGAAGGTTGCTTTTGTTATCAAGGCCCTCCGCCTTGATAAAGACGGCCTCCTGCCTGGGGAAAGAGAGGCCGGGGCGAAATGAGAAAGACCGTCGTCATCTCGACCTGCTCCGAGTGCCCGCACGTCTCGTTCGTGGCGACCCAGGACAAGGAGCGGCCGAGGATCCCCGTCGGCTGCGGATGGAGCAAGAAGAGCTTCGACTACGAGTTCATGAACGTCGAGCCGATCCCGATCCCGGACTGGTGCGAGATGCCGGACGCGGAAGAGGGCGATGTTCCGGACCGGAAAAAGGACCCGCACCAGGAGGACTACGGATGAGCATGAGGATCCGCGTCACCCTCCGCTGTATGGCGGCCTCAGAGATCGCCGACATGATCCCGAGGGAGACGATCGAGGAGATCCGGAAGACCGATCCGCGGCCGCTCTTCAAGGCCTACGTCGCCGCGCACGAGGGCGAGGCCACGGGCGAGCTCGTCGGCTTCGGCAACATCGTCAAGCGCTGGTACCGGGCCGCGATCGAGAAACTCCACGACAAGATCGAGGAGGGCCTCGAGGTCTTCCACAGCCACGCGGCGACGAACGACCGAAGCGGCAGCCTTCCGATCGGGCGCGTCGTCGCCAAGAAGCTCAAGCTGATCGAGGGCCGGCTCTCGACCATCGTCGCCTGCTATATCCTGCCGGGCCACCGCCGGCAGCAGCTCGACGTCGCATCGATCGAGGCGGACCTCAACCTCGAGGTCGATCGGGAGGGGAACATCATCGCCGCCGGCGTCAACGAAGTGACTGGCCTGGCCCTCGCCAACTCGGAGGTCGCGAAACCCGGTTTCGACCATGCAACTCTGATCGGCGAGCTCCAGGCGTTCGCGAAAAAGAACCTAAACAAGGAGGAATTCATGAAACCCACCGCGGAGGAGATCAAGGCCATGATCCGCGAGGCCGAGCTCCAGCCCTCCGACGTCTTCGGATTCGGAGAGCTCAGGGCTGACCCCGTCATCCTGGAGCAGATGCGGGAGAAAAACGCGAGCCCGGAGATCTACTACGAGATCAGGGATCTCAAGCGGCAGCTCGCAGAAACCGGGAAGCAACTGACCGAGGCGACGAGGCAGAACAAGGACCTCACGGAGAAGCTCAGCACGCAGGACGGCGCGCTTAAGACAGGGCAGCTCGAGGTCGCCAAGACCAAGGTCGGGACGCTTTTCGAGAAGCAGAAGGGCGAGCGAAAGCTCGACGAGAAACAGGAGAAGTTCATCCGCGCGCGTCTGCCCCGCTTCGTGCCGCAGAAGGCCGAGGAGGTCGAGAAGGAGTTCAACGCCTATCTCGACGGGGAAATCGACGAGTACGCGAAGATCGCGAAGGACGTCTTCGGGATTGAGGCCAAGCCGGGCGGGAACGGCGATCAGGTCGACAAGAAGAAAGATGGGGCCACGGGGCCGGTCGACAAGACGAAGGAAGAGAGCCCCGCGAACAAGTACATCAGCCCGGCGACGAACCCGATGATCAAGACCTTCGGACAATAGGCGCGAGGCGGAAGGGAACGGACGAGAGAATTTAGTTAACTAAGGAGAAAGACAATGCCTGATGCGTTCAGGTGCGCCACCCCGATGGAGGACTGGCGTACGTTCAAGTTCACGGTCACGGAGAGCGGGGGCATGCTCGGGATCAAGGCGGCGATCAAGGCGGGGGTCTCGTACCTCTACCGGGTCAACGACGCCGTCGGGATGCTGCTCGAGTCCGCCCTCGTCGACGAGGAGGCGGTCTTCGCCTACCACGTCGAAAAGGTCATGGTCCCCAAAAAGACCGGGTCCGCCGAGAGCTTCCTCCCGGGCGACCGCGTCTATTGGGATCCGGCGGACAGGCTTGTCACGCCGGTCTGGAACAGCGGGTTCCTCTGGATCGGCATGGCGACCGAGCCGGCGACGATCACCGACGAACGCGTCGAGATCGACCTGTTCGGCAGCCACGCCCAGGCCGAGGCGGACATCTAAGGAGGGCACCCCAAGATGAGAAGCAACATTTTCAATCTCAACTATGAGACCTTCGACATCCACGACCCGGAGCAGCGCAAGCAGCTCATGGGCGCCCTGCAGTACTACTGCGCCCTCCCGAACAAGTTCGTCCACGAGCGGTTCGCGAAGGTCAAGGAGTTCATCCTCGACCACCAGAAGGTCCGGGAGTTCACGCTCATGTCTGACGGCTGGACGAACGAGAAGGCGATCGACATCCTCAAGAGCTTCCACATGACGCCCGTCTACGACATGGGCTACGAGCAGGTCTTCGAGGTCGCCGACTACACCGGCTCGAAGGCGAGCGGATTCGACGTCGCGGCCGTCCGCAGCGGGCTCACCGTCAAAGAGGTCAAAGAGGGCGAGAAACTCAAAGTCTACCAGATGGCCGGGGCCAAGGAGCGGGTGTACTTCTGCTACTATGGCGCGGCCCTGGGCTGGCACCGGCGGCTCTTCGAGGACGGCGACTGGTGGACGGTCGAGAAGACCGGGAAGGAGTTCCGGAACAAGCACTACGGCAAGCGGGCCGCCGTCTTTTATGCCCTCCTCGAGGCCGGGGCGGACGCGAAGACGTGCTGCGCCCAGATCCCGTCGGATTGCCCCGACGACTGCGACTCGGACGCCCGGTCGATCGCCCGTTCGCTCAACTACGCCGCGATGAGCATCCTCGAGACCGTCAAGGACCGCGGCTACACGATCGACCCCCAGACGACGGTCTTCAAGGTCGTCACGCCCCTCCGGCTCCGCGGCCGGGTCCGCTACGCCCTGGGGCAGCGGATGCAGGCCTTCGCCGACTCCGAGCGCCTGATCGACTACAACTTCCAGCAGGTCACGAGCATGATGCTCCAAAACCACGACAGGATCATCGTCGCCCTGCCGGGCGAGACGATGATCGCGGGCTACAGGTCCGACCTCGAGCTCCTGGACGACTTCGACATCCTCAGTCTCACGAGCACGGTCGCCGGCTGGATGCGGTATGGCGGCTGCATCGGCGACATCGATCAGCTCGCCTGCATTGACCTCACGGCGGAGAGCGGGTCCTGCCCGCCCGGAGATTTCGTCCCGAAGGTCGCCTGCGGCAAGAACATCACGGAGCAGATCATCGACCTCTAAGGAGAGGTGTAAGGGAAAGGCTTTAGACTGCCAGGTTAAACGGTTTTGCAGCGGCCAGGGGCCGGCCATCCGGCCCCATGGCCGATCCCACGGAGGCGGAGAATGCTGACGACCCAGAGCCCCGAGTTCCACCAGTTCCTCAGGGAGCGGGACATCTTCCTGGCCCGGGAGCGCGAGGACGAGCGGAGGGCCATCGATCCCGACCCGCCGGCCCATGCCGTCCTCCAGGACGGCGCCTGGCGCGGCGAGCGGTGCTTCATCATCGGCGGCGGACCGTCGCTTTACGGCTTCGACTTCGAGCGGCTCCGCGGCAGGGGCAGGGTCATCGTCATAAACAAGGGGTTCTACCGGGCCATGTTCGCCGACGTCCTCTTCTTCATGGACCATGCGAGCTTCTACAATTGGATCAAGCGCGGACAATGCGGGCCGGAGATCGCGAGCGCCTGGCGGGAGTTCAAGGGCCTGAGGGTCTTCCTCAACCTCAAGGGCCGGCGCGCGGACGACGCGGTCCATGTCCGGAGCCTCGGGCGCGTGGGCCTGTCGCCGAGCCTGCGGCGCGGGCTCTTCCACGGGAGCAATTGCGGCGTCGGGGCCCTGGGGCTGGCCGTTTGCCTAGGCGCGGACCCGGTCTACCTTCTCGGCTACGACCTCCGGCACGAGGGGAGGAAGACGCACTGGCATGGGGGCTACGGCCGTCACCAGCCGCCGGACGTCCTCACGTCCTACAGGCATGAGCTCGAGCGCACGGCCGAATTCATCCGGAGGCGCGGCCGGCCGAGGGTCGTGAACTTGAACCCGCGTTCGGCGCTGCGGGCGTTCCCGTTCGGCAAGATCGAGGAGGTGTTACATGAGAATTGATCTCGAATTGAAGGACCCGGAATACTGCAACGGATGCCCCCTCCTTCACGAGAGCGAGTTCAGCCAGGCGATGCTCTGCAGGCTTGGGTATAGCGTCTGCCGACAGACTGAGGCAGTGAACCCAAAGGTGATTGAATACGTCAAGGATATCCCGCGGCCTGAGGAATGCCGGATGAGGAATGGGCGATGAAGAAGAAAAAGGGCCCGAAAATGTCCAGCTCTGAGAGCCTGATACTCTCCCAAAACGTGGCGCTGATCGCCGCCGAGGAGTTCGCCCTGTCCATGGTTCCGCTGTTGCTCGCCGTCAACGAGGTCGGGGGAATTGCGGCAGCCATCTTGATCCTCAAGAAGGCGAAGAGGCCGAAGGAGGCCAGGGGATGAGCGGCTGGCAGATGATCTCCTATTACACGGTCAGGACGCCCTACGAGGAAGAGGTCCAGAAGCTCGTCAAGTCCGCCTTGAAGGTCGGGGTGCCGCTCAAGACCTACGGGCTGCCGGCGACCGGGAGCTGGCGGGGGAATCTCAACCACAAGAGCGCGACCATCCTCAAGGCGTTCGAGGAGTTCCCGGATAAGGACATCGTCTTCGTCGACGCCGACGCGATCATCCACCGGTGGCCGGCGCTCTTCGACGAGCTCTCCACGAAGGCGGTCTACGATGTCTCGGCTTGCTTCTTCTCCTACACGAAGAGGTCCGGGGACAAGGATGAGCTCCTCTCCGGGACGCTCTGGTTCCGGAACGCCGAGGTCGGCCGCGCGCTCGTCCGGCGCTGGCACGAGATCGGGCTCGAGAGGCGGGACGTCCGGCACCAGTACTGCCTCAAGCTCGCGATCCAAGAGCTCCAGCGGAGCGGCATCCCGGTCCGGGTCTTCCGGCATCCGTTCGCCTACACCTGCATCTTCGACTACCGCCAGGCGCGGAAGGGCGTCGCGCCGGTGATCGAGCACTACCAGGCCTCGAGGCGGTTCCGGCGCGTCGTCGGGTTCGGACCGTCCCTCGTCCTCAAGCCGGGCCCGGGGAAGGCGCTGGCGCCCGTGTCCGCGGCTGTGGCGAATATGCGCCAAAGGAACCTCGACATCTTGAGGAAGCACTTCGAGGGGAACGGTGCCCTATGAGCATATCCGCCGTCGTCGTGACGTACCGGAGGAGGGAGCATATAGCGGAAATCCTCTCGGCCTGGCTCAGGGAGACGCCGGACGTCTGGCTCTGCGACTGCTCGAGGCCGCCCATCCGGGACCTGCCGGTCGGCGTCCACTACGTCCGCTTCGCCCCGGACCCCGGGAACAGGGTCCGCCACGCGGTGGCCACACTAACATCCGGGGACCTGGTCATCAAGGCGGACGACGACATCGTCCCGAAGCCTGGGCTGGCCGCGGACTTCGTCAGGTACGCCACGGCGCTTGGGCCGGCGATCCTGGGGATCCACGGCCGGACATTCCAGGGCCGGGACTACTATCGGAACACGACGCTCTACTGCGGGAAGCACGTCGCCAAGCCGCTCCGCGTCGACTTCTGCGGCGTGATCACCTGCTCCCCGCGCGCCTTCCTCCCGATGGACCTCAACGGATGCGCGACCGAGGTCGAGGACCTCTTCTGGCAGATGCGCTGCCACCGGAACGCCCCGAAGTTTGTCATCCCGACCGACAAGTTCTCGAACCTCCCGGAGTGCAAGGACGCGGGCCGGCTCTGCCATTCGGCCGAGGCCCGGCAGGTCCGGCGGAAGTTCTACGAATATTGGTGGGTCCGGAACTACAAGCGGCCGGACGGAGTGGTCGGATGAACAGGAAGCTCGTGTTCTGGACCGCGTTCAACAGCTACCAGTCCGCGCGGCTCCTGCGGGACAAGCCGGCTGGGACCGTCCATCCCGTGAGGACCGCGGGCTGGACGGTTCAGCGGGTTAACCTCTTCGCGCGCTACAACCTCCCGAGCATCCTCGGCCAGGTCCATGCCGACTTCCTCTACATCATCCTCCTCGATCCTGCGCTCCGGCACTTGACCGAGGCGAGGCTGCCCCTCCTCCGGGACGAGCGCGTCGTCTACTGCTACGAGGACGGCCCGGTGCTCGAACGCCTCCGGGCCTATGACGAGGTCGTCCTGGCGCTGATCGACAACGACGACATGTACAGCCGGACGGCCGGCGTGCTCATGATGGACTGCCCGGCGGAGTGGATGTACTTCAAGCGCGGCTACGCCCTGGACGCCCGCCGCGGGCGCTTCTACGGTTACGACACGATCGGCTCGGGGCCGTTCTTCGCGCACCGGTTTGACCCAAAATCCTTGGTCCGCTTCGACCGCGACAAGCGGCACCCGACGCACAGGGCCGTCATCGACGCAAACCCCAGGGAGCTCGCCGCCGGCCAGTTCTGCGTCCTCCTCCACGATTCGAACACCTCGAGCTCGCTACGGATGCGCTACGTCAAGGGGCCCGTCGCGGACCCGGCCGGGATCGCGAGGCGCTTCTCCATGGGAGTCGTCCGATGAACGCGAAACAGTACATCGAAACCCACTGGCGGCCGAACAAGGTCTGGCGGAACCTCCTCGCGCAGAAGCACCAGGTCCGGCTCCGGCGCTGCGCGGACCTCTGCCTCGGGAACAAGACGGACCCGGAGGCCTCGGAGTTCATCGACGTCGGCTGCGCTTTCGGCCATTCGACGGACCACATGGCAAGGTTCCGGCCCGCGACCTGGACGGGCATGGACTTCGACGAGGGCGCGGTCCTCGAGGCCCGGAGGAGGTTCCCGCAGTACCCGTTCTTCTACGCCCCGGACCACGACATGCTCGCGGCTGCCCGCGGTCGGACGTTCGACTCCGTCGTCTGCTCGGAGGTCATCGAGCACGTCGAGGACGACGTCGCTTTCGTGCGCGGCCTGCTCCTCCTGGCGCGCCGGCGGATCGTCATCACGACGCCGAACGTTCGGGTGAAGGACCCCGGGCACCTCAGGGCGTACACCCGGGAGACCCTCATGGAGCTCCTCGAGGGGATGGGGCGGGTCCGGATCCTTTCCGAGGGCAGGTTCTTCTACGCGGTCATCGACTTCCGGTCGGGAGGTGCAAGATGAGCGAGGGATGGTTCGCCGACATCACGGACGCGGACGCGTACTTCACCGACGAGCGGCTCGAGACGAGCGCCTGGGACTCGCTGGTGCCGGCGAGGAAGACGAAGGTCGCGAGGATGGCCTACAACCGGATCTACTACGACCCGCGCTGGACGGGACTGCCGACCTACGCGACGGCGACGCCGGCGGAGCTCGTAAAGCTCCGGATCGCGAACGCCGAGATGGCCTACTACCTCGCCGTCCACCTCGAGGACGAGGACGTCCGGAAGGGGCTCCAGGCCCAGGCCGTCATCGAGGAGACGGCGATCAAGGAGAGGTACTCCGAGGCCGCGCTCATGGACCTCCCGGTCCCGCCGGCCGTTATCGCGATCCTCGCGCCCTGGTCCGTCGACGGGCCCTACATCGCGGTCTGCGACATGGGCCGCGACGAGGAGCGGAAGGCGAGCGTGAAGGTGGGGAGGTTCAGATGAGGTATGTTGACCTCCAGCGGACCTACGCGGCGGCCGGCCATGAGCTGAGGAAGATCCTCCTCGCGGCCGACTCGGAGACGTTCGACATCGCCGAGGCCGAGGAGCTGAAGCGGAAGGCGCGCCGCGTCGTCTCCTACCTCAACGCCATCTCCGGCCGTTGGGCGCAATCCACCGCGCGCGAGCAGTACGCCCGCGGCCAGCGCGAGGCGAGGAGAATCCTCTGGAGGATCGACAAGCACCAGCCGGCGGGCAAACTTCCCGCGCTCTCCGGCCCCGAGGCCGTCGAGCAGGCCGTCGAGACGACGATCCTCGAGGCGACCGGATCGATCATGAGGACGGTCGAGCGCTACGTGACGATCAGCCTCATGGCCGCCCGGACGATCCGGGGCGCGCCGGCGAAGGTCCAGGAGTTCAGCTACCGCGAGGACGAGGAATTCCTTGACGAACTTGCCAGGGAGGCGGTCAAGCGCGAGCTCTCCCGGGCCGCCCTCATGAAGCTCATCCGGGACCGGCTCACCGTCCTTGTCGGCGACGAGGACTTCATCGAGATCGTCGGCAAGGACGGCGTCAAGCGGATGTACAACCTCGGGAAATACGCGAAGATGGTCGCCCGGACGACGCTCCGGGAGGCCCAGACGAGGGCGACGATCGACACCTGCGGGGTCTACGAGAACGACCTCGTCGAGGTCTCCTCGCACGGGACGGACTGCCTGATCTGCCTTTCCTTCGAGGGGCAGGTCTATTCAATTTCCGGGGACCACCCGAGATACCCGAAGCTCGAGGAGTGGACGCCGTTCCACCCAAACTGCGTTTTACCAGGAACCCGGCTTATAACGCCCGGTGGAATCATCGCGGGCATTAGGGCGCAGTATCACGGGGAGGCCATTGAACTTACGTTTGCCAACTCGGGCCGGCTGTCCGTTACCAAAAATCATATGCTCTTGACGCCCCATGGTTTTGCTCCGGCGCATCTTCTTCGCAAGGGCGACGATGTATTCTATTGCCCCGATTTCCAGCGGATAGTCTCTGATAACCCAGATGAAAACAGGAAGCCAACCTTGGTCGAGAAGATAATCAGTTCTCTTGCGAAAACGAGCGGCATGACGAGCCGAAGTATGCCAACTGCCCCCGAATATCTCCACGGCGATGGGCGGTTTTGTGATGGCAATATCGACATTATAGGGACCAATGGCTTTTTGCGGGACGCAATTAAACCCGCGGGATTCCAGGCGCTCAATGGCGATGTTTTCAATTCGACTCGCGTGGCTTTGTCTGATTTCTTTTCCCTTGGCCCGCTTGCAGAGGTCTTCCATCGTACGGCGCATGCCGCGGACGGCATCATGGGCGGGTTTCGTTTGCCTAGCCCGTTCTTCCTTCGTCGCGCGGGACATTTTGATGCGCTGAACCTCCGAGAGGGGGCGCAAGGTAACGCCGGACTCAATCAGCCGCTTTCTGATAACCATCCAATGAACGCCGAATTTCCTGGCGATCTCACTCATCAAAAGCCCGGACTTATAGAGTTCGATCGCCTTGTCGATATCCACATTAATTCGTTTCATGGTTTTGTTTATGACTTCCAGACGACAACCTCATTATATCTTGCCAATGGGATATTGTCAAGCAACTGCCTCCACTCGATCCTCCCGACGTCGGAGGCCGAGAGGAACGTCCGGGCGAGGGGGCTCTGATGATAAACGCGATCTGCATCCATCCCATCGTCATCCTCAAGTGGGAGGGGAACGACGAGTGGGGTGAGCCGAAGACGCCGACGCGCGTTGACGTCCGAGGTTATGTCGAGTGGAAGACCGTCCTCGTCCCGTCGCTGGCGGGCGAGGAGGTCGCGTCGCAGGTCAACGTCCGGCTCCCGATCCGGAGGACGGACCTGGCGCTCGGCCGGACGCTCGACCACAAGGACCGGATGATCATCGACAACGTGCTCGAGCGCACGATCATCACGATCGCCGAGCCGGCGGCGCTCAAGCACCCGAGGATATACCAGGTCTTCCTGGCATAGGAGAGAAGATGGGCTTTACGATCGACATGGCGAACTTCGAGGCGGGGTTCCGGCGGCTCGTCGAGGGCGCCGTCCCGGACGACCTTAGCCGGGGCATGTTCGCCGCTGGGAATGCGCTGCTCCGGGATGGGCTCTACGAGAAGCCATACGCGCCATTCAAGGAGGGCCACCTGCGCGGGTCGGCCCAGGTCTCGGAGGTCGTCGCGACGCCGGGCGAGATCTCGGTCGTCGCCGGTTTCAACATCTGCTACGCGGCGCGGCTCCACGAGCTCTTTTACGGGATCGGGTTCGGCGCGGAAATGTATCCGCCCGGCTGGACGCTCCCGGGATCCGGGCCGAAGTATTTGGAGTCGAAGATGGCCCGAAACTCAGGGAGATATCTCGCCGTCATGGCGGAGTATCTGCGATTGAGGCTCGGGGGATAAGATGCTGAAGGAAATCTGCACGCTGATCGAGGGTCTGACGGGTCTCGCCATGCAGCCCGATGGCCTGGGGATCCTCCAGGTCGGACACCGGCTGCCGAACGCGCCAGATCGCTGCGTCCTCATCGCCGAGTCCGGGGGCGGGGCCACGGTCCCCGAGCTCCCCGACCGCGCGGACGTCCTCATCCAGGCCGTCGGCCGCGGCGCCCCGAAGAAGTACTTTGAGGCGCGCGACATCACCTGGACCGTCTACCAGGCGCTCCATGGGACCGCCGGCTGGACGCTCCCCTTCGAGGATGGCAGCGGCAGCTACATCGTCTACGCGGTCGACGCGCTGGCGATCCCGCAATACATCGGCCAGGACGCGAACGAGAGGCACGAATTTTCCTGTAATTTTATTTTTCGATGCGCCTTGGGTTCATGCGGGAGCAGAGAAAGTGGATCCTAATGAGAAAGATTTCGACCATCAAAAAGAATATCAGCAGGGCGAATCTTTCCGCAATTTTCAAAATAAATATGCGCGCCATTGGACACAAAGGCCATAAGGTTTTCGACGCGGTTATCAGTTTTATTTCCATTAATGTGATGGACGTGTTCTTTGGGTTTAAGAAATCTCCCAATTTGTTTTTCAACTATAAGACGATGTTCATATACATATCTCTTTTTTGCAAAAGGATGATCGGGAGCGTATCTCTGAATGTATCCCATTCTTCTTCTAATTCCGCCCTTCCAGTTGTAATGATTCGCTCCACTTTCTTTCGCCTTCATCGACTCGGGCCGTTTTTGTCCGAGATTCGACTCGCGGATCTTCCTGATCGTTTCCAGGGTATGATGCCTCCCTTTATGAGATTTGCTCATTTTCTTGCGAGTTTCAGCGGATGCTTTTCTGCCCATAAGTGTTTGACTGATCTTTATTTTGTGTTCGTCAGACTTTGGAATTCCTGCCAGCGGATGCGGTTTTTTGATTGTGTTCATGTCTATTTTTCCTGCTTTAATTATACTTTAATAGGTAAAGAAAAGTCAAATAAATATATATCTAAATTCGATATGGAAAAAGCCGCCTTCGGCTATTTCTATAAATCTTTCATAGGAGGCAAAAATGCCTGCACTTCCGTTCAAGGACCTTGGACCTTGTGAGATCGTTCTTGGCTACGGCGAATCCGGAGCCCTGAATCTCGGCCCTTTCCTCGGCGCGACGACCTTCAAGGGCGTCACGTCGGTCGAGAAAATCTATGAGGAGCGCTTCGGGAACGCCGCGGTCGACGCGATCTTCAGCGGGACCGAAGCAACGCTTGAGGCGCGGATGACGCGCTCGACGCTCGACCAGCTCAACGAGGTGCTCAACGCCGGCGGGATCCTCGGGTCCGAACCCTACCAGTACATCGCGCTCAAGAACCAGGCCGGATGCAACCTCTACGCCGACGCGAAGCGGATCGTGATCAAGCCGATCTGCAACAATGCGGTGAGCGTGGACCCGAGCGAATGGGTCGAGATCTACAAGGCCGTCCCGATCCCCGGCTGGGAGCTGACCTGGGACCGGTCGACGCAGAGGGTCTTCCCGATCTCGTTCCTCGTCTTCGTCTCCCAGGAAAGCGGCGAGGTGGGCGATTTCGGACGCGCCGGGATGCCCGCCGGGTCGACCGAGCTCGGAATCTAAGGGGGAGCCATGGAGACAATCCTCAGCATTGAAACGAAGAAAACGCTCTACAAGCCCTTCCTCATCAAGATCAACGGGAAGGCGTTCCGGGTGAAGGAGATCACTCTCGACGGCCTCGAGATGACGCAGAACCTAGAGAAGGAGCTCATGAAGGGTAACACGGGGGCATTCCGAAAAATGCTTGCGGAGGTCATCGAGGGCCCGATGAACGAGATCGGGAAACTCCCGATCTCGAAGCTCCGGGAGGTCGTCCAGGTCGCGATGGGCGTTGGTAAGACCAAGGAGGGGAAAGAGCAAAAAAAAGGGCACGCGCCCGCGCCCGCGAAATAGCCTTCATCTCGCGGGAGCTCCCCGGGCTTTTTGCTTTCGTGGAGCTCCGCGACATGGGTCTCCGCGACTTCGAGGATTGGACCGCGGAGGCGGCGCGGAGCGTCCTCACTCGCAGGATGGAATTATGCGAGGCGGCGCTACTTCCGCATTTAAGGCAGGAGTCCATCAACCGCACGATGGATGAATTGAAGTACAAGATATATGAGTTGGACAACGAACAGGAAATCGAGGACATCGAGGCCATGGCCAAGCGGCGGCTCGTTGAGGTGCGCGCGGAGATGGCGGCTCGGAGAAAGAACGCGGCGGAGATCAATAAAGCTGGAGGGATGAAGAAATGACGGGCGGAGGCGGATTCATCGCGGGCTCGATCATCGCGAACCTGCTCCTCGACAAGACGGGCTGGAACCAGGCGATCGGCCAGGTCGTCGGCCCGGACGCCGCGAAACTCAAGGGGTCGGCGCAGGCGATCGGGCAGCAGTTCAAGGACGTCGGCCAGCAGATGGTCCAGGCCGGCATCGGGCTCGGCATCTTCGGAGGCGCGCTGATCGGCACCGTGACCACCGGCGTCAAGGCCTTCGCGACGTTCGATGCCGCGATGACCGAGTCCCTGGCCATCATGGGGGACGTCTCCGACGCTTTGAGGAAGGACCTCGTCGAGGCCGCCCGCGAGGTCGCCCGCGAGACGACCTTTACGGCCGCCGAGGCCGCGAAGGCCTATTATTACCTCGCCTCCGCCGGCTACACGGCGGCAGAGGCCGTCAAGATGCTCCCGGTCGTGGCGAAGTTCGCCCAGGCCGGAATGTTTGACCTGGCGCAGGCGACGAGCCTGGTGGCCGACGCCCAGAGCGCGCTCGGCATGAGGATACGGGATGACGCCGTGGCGAACATGCAGAACATGGTCCGGATCACCGACGTCCTGTCCAGGGCCAACATCATGGCGAACGCCTCGATCGAGCAGTTCTCCGAGTCCCTGACGACGCGGGCGGGCGCGGCGCTCCGGCTCGTCGGCAAGGATATCGAGGAGGGCGTCGCGGTTCTTGCGGCCTTCGCGGACCAGGGCGTCAAGGGCGCCGAGGCCGGCACGCGGCTCGACATCGTGCTCCGCGATCTCCAGACCAGGGCCATCCAGAACAAGGCCGTCTTCGAGAAATACAACGTCACGGTCTTCGACTCCACCGGCGAACTGCGGAACATGGCCGACGTCATCGGCGACCTCGAGAAGGCCTTGGCCGGGAAGTCCGACGAGATGAAACGGTCGATCCTCATGGAGATGGAATTCTCGGACCGCTCGGTCTCGTCCATCCTCAACCTTGTGGGCATGTCCGACGCGATCCGGCGGTACGAGGCGGAGCTCCGGAAGGCGGCCGGAACGACGGAGGAGATCGCGCGCTTGCAGCTCCAGACGCTCAACGCCCAGCTCAAACTCACGCAGAACGCCTTCTCCGGCCTCGCCGCGTCGTTTGGCGCGACGGTCGTCCCGGCCCTCATGAAGGTATCGGAGAAGGTCCGCGAGCTCGCGAACGATCTCGCCGTCCTGGCCCGCGAGCACCCGAAGGTCGCGGCCGCCGCGACGTTCGCGGCCGGCGGGCTCGGCATCCTCTTCAGCGCCGCCGCCGCCGGCATCATCATCCTCGGGACCCTCCTCCGATCCCTCGGATCGATCATCCAGAGCGCGGGATTGCTGCGCATCATCGCCTCGCAGGCCTTCTCCTTCACGTTCACGCTCGTCGGCGCCGGCGTCATCATCGCCTACATCGCGAAGGTCCGGGAGGACATGAAGAAGCTCTCGGAGGAAGGGGTCGGCTTCTGGGGCAAACTCGAGGCCTTCGTCAAGGACCATAATCCTTTCAAAAGCATGAGCCGTGAGGGCCTCGGCGATTTCCTCAAGGGCATGGAGGCGGCTAAGAAGGGGATCGAGACGCTCGTCGAGACGGCCCTGCCCGCCGGCCGGAACCTGGCCGCGCAGTTCAAGCCTGTGGCGGCGGCGCTCTTCGACCTCTCCGGGAGCCTCAAGGAGTTCGGCCTGAAGACCCGGACGGAGCTGACGAACGAACTCAAACTCGCAGAGCGCACCCTCGCCGCGCTCCTGAATTCGACGGAGCAGGCGCCTGGCGTCGTCCAGGCCATGAAAGAGAAGATCGCCGATCTAAAGGAACAGATGACTGGACTCGTCTTTGAGACGAGATCGCTCAAGGAGCAGTTCGACATCACCTTCCGTTCAGAGACCGAAGCCCAGGTAAAGAGGATGACGGACGCCCTGCTCCTCTACCGCGGGAAAATGACGGCCGTGGAGATCGACCGGATCCGTGCGGAGATCGATAAGCTCGCCGGATCGCTCAAACTTAACCTCATCCCGGCCGCGGACGAAGTAGCGAAGCACGTCAATCAAGCACTCGACAAGCTCATCGAAATGGCGCTCAAGGTGAACTCCGAGATCCAGAAGTCGGTCAAGTATACGACCGAGAACATGGAGTCGGACCTCGACGCGATCGTCAAGGGTTGGCAGAAGACGGCCGACGAGGCAAAAGGTGCCGCGAAAAAGGCGGCCAAAGAGACCAAGGATGCCTGGAAAGAGACGACCGACCAGATGGCCAAGGCCTTCGGCGACGCGTTCGCGAATATTCTCAAGGACGGCCTCAATTTTGTGAACCTCCTGAAGAACCTCTTCCAGGGAACAATCAACGCCCTGGTGACATACATAGGTAAGGCGCTTAGCGAGAAGATTTTCAAGCCATTTTTCGACGGGATGCTGAAGGATCTCGGACTCGCCGCGACCGCAGCGGCCGCGGGGCTGATCGCCTACTTCGGGGCCGCCATGATCGACTTCTTCGACGGGATCAGCGAGGAGGAGCAGGCCCTCTTCGACGAGATCGACCGCAGGATGGACGAGGCCATAAAGAAGGGCGAGACCCTCCTCGACACGATAACGACGGCGATGCTCAGGGCCGGAGGATCGACCGCAGCGGGGGAGGCGACGAGGAGGATCGGCGACCAGCTCAGCGACTGGGCCGTGGCATTCAAGGAGATAGAGGACGCGATCCGCGGCGTCTTCACCTCGAGCCAGGATCTCGAGGACTCCTGGTCGAGGCTCCTGGACGAGGCGAAGCGGCTCGGAAAGGAGGGGTCGAAGGAGCTCATCGAACTCATCCGAGCGTTCCGGGAGGCGGGCAAGGAATCGAAGGCCCTCAACGAGTACGTGCTGTCGTATTTGGACACGATCCCGGACGCCCTCTCGACGCTCGTCCGCGGCGTCGATATCCTCAAGGGTTCGCTCGTCGACGCCGCGGGGAAACTGAAGACAGGGAATGACCTTCTGGCCGCGCTCGACTGGAGGAAGCTGCACCTCGAGGAGGTCGAGGAGCGGCTCGGCGAGCTCGGGCGGATCGCCATCACGACGTTTAATGCGATGCTCGCCTCCGGGAAGTCCTGGATTGATACCGTCGACGCGATGGCCGGGCCCCTGGCCATCCTCCGCGATAAATACAAGGAGCTCGGCCTGTCCTTCGTGGGCACCGGGCTCGGGCACCTGTTCAGGATCGTGGGGATCACGGAAAAATACAGGGACCTTTTCGAAGCGATCGACGCGACGAAGCAGATCCTGACCGCGCTCGGGAACACGGCCTGGCTCACGGCCGACGCCTGGAAGACGCTAACGGGCGACATCGTCTCACAATTCCACGCCCTTCGACACGGCGGCCTTAGCGTTGAGGACTCGCTCCGGGCCCTGGTCCCGTCGCTCCAGGAGATCGTCAACTATGCCGCGGCTTATGGCTTCGAACTCGACGAGCAGACCCAGAGCCTCGTAAGACAGGCGATGGCTCACGGCTGGATCAAGGAGGCCCAGAAGACCGAGGCAGCCGTCCTCGTCGAGGGCTTCAACCGCGTCTGCGACATCCTAATCAAGATCGCCGAGGTCCTCGGGGCCGATGTCTCGGACCTCATGCAGGACATCAGCACGACGGCCGGGACGTTCTACAAAACAAGCAAAGACACGGTCACGGCCTGGAAGCCGATGGCCGGGATCCTCGTTCCGTTCAACGAGGATCTCGAGGACGCGATCGCTCTCGCGAAGAAGCTCGGGATCACCGTGAGCGAGATAGGGCACGACATGACGCCCTTCGTCACGACGACGGGAAAAGGGACATCCGGGTTTGGCGTCTCGAGCTACCAGGAGGGCGGGATCGCCTGGACCCGACAGCTTGCCGAAGTTGGATGGCCCGAGCCGGAGGTCATAACGCCGCTTAGCAAGTATCGCGAGCCCAAACAGTCGGCAAACCTGACCTTCAACATCAACGCGATTGACCGCAGGGGGGTTGAGGAGTTCCTCCGGCACGACGCCAGGCCAATACTCCAGGAGATGCTCAACAGCGAGGACCTCAAGGCGCCCGAAGGAGGCGGAATGTGAGCACGCCGAAGCTCGATTTTTTCTGGAAGAACCACTTCGACGCGGCGACGGTCACGGCGAACTCCGAGGACCCGGACTTCCCGGTCGAAAACCTCCAGGAGCGGTGGGCGACGTGGGACTGGCGGAGCGCCGGAGTCGCCGGCGCGATCGAGATCGTCGCGGACCTCGGCGCGGAGTGGGCGACGAAGCCGGTCCTGGGGTTCGTCCTTGAGAACATGAACCTCACGGCCGGCGCGGCCGTCGAGATCGGCGGGCACCCCACGGACCCGACCGGGATCGGCGCGACCGCCTACTCAACGTCCGTCGCCGTGACCGCAGAGATGATTGCGAAGAAGAGAATCGCCGTCAAGCTCCCGGCCGAGGAGACCTACCGGTTCTGGCGCGTCGTCATCGTCGACGCCGCGAACCCGGACGGCTATGTCTCCGCGTCCCGCGTCTTCTTCGGCGAGGTCTTCCGGGCGAAATACCACTACAAGCCGGGCGGAGGGCGCGACCTTGTCGACCCGTCCTCGATCGGCCAATCGCCGGCGGGCCAGAAGACGTCTTCTCGGCAGCCGGCCCGGGACACCTACTCGCTGCCCGTGACGATCGCCGGGCTCGCGGACATAGACGGCTACGACGAGATGGCCCGCTGGTGCGGCGCGTACACGCGGCCGCTCTGGGTCGCGCTCGACTCGACGGACATTACGGGGAGTATTGTCTACATATCGTTCATGGAGACCATCAAGCGGCCGCTGAGGACCTGCCTGACGCCCTGGTCGACGACCCTCCGGCTGGAGGACGAGCCTTGAGTTTCGACCCGTCGAAGAAGGACCAGGACCTCGTCTGGATCTGCGGGATCGAGCCCTGCCGGCGCCTCGACACCGCGGCCTGGACGCAGGCGCCGGCGCCTAACACGAGCTGCTGGTGGATCGCGCACCCGGAGGGGAAGCCGTCGCGGGTCCTCGAGCGCCGGCTCTCGACCAAGGTCACGACGGAATATGCGCCCGACGTCGCGCCGCTCGCGACGTGCCAGGCCACCGTCTCCTCCTGGTATTGGAGCCCCGGGAACGAACGGCTCTATGTCCACGGGTCGACGGGCGCCAATCCGGGCGGCGGCCTCTTCCTCGTCCGCTCGCACTTCTGGGACCGGATCGCCGACCGCACGATCGTCGTCGATGGGAAGCAATACCGGCCGCTCTTCTCCCGCGCATCGCTCCCCGAGCTCTCGTTCGAGGCGAAGCCATTCTCCGACGGCGGGATCGCGCAGACGTACGGCTCCATCGAGGTCCTCAACAACGAGGCGTACTGGGACGCGCGGATCCACAACTACATTTACGAGGGGAAGCGGATCGTCGTGAAGTTCGGCGTCCCGGGCATAGACACCTACGCGCTCTTCAAGGACTTCATCGACTCGTTCATCGGGGACATAGCCTGGGCCGACGACAGGGTCGTCTTCAAGGTCGAGGACCCGAGGAAGCTCCAGGAGTAAACCTTGCTCTACACGACGCTGCCGCGGACGAGCTTCGACAAGACGACGTACCCGAACCTCGAGGACCGGATGAACGGCGGACCCATTCCGATCCCCTACGGACACCTGGAAAATGTCATCCCCGTCTGCGTCGACGTCATCACGAAGCGGCAAAAGTTCGCCGGTCGGGAGATCGGAGCGATTGACGAGATCCGGAACGGAGGCGAGCTCCTCGTCGCGGGCTCCGATTACACGACGGACCTCGCGAACGCGGAGTTTACACTCTTGTCGACGCCCTGGCTTGAGCCCGCAACCCTCTATTATTTCGTCCTTGAGGCAGATTACCCCGTGGGCGGTGGCCACTTATCTTTCAAGAAATGCCACACGGCCGGATACGCCGGCGGCCAAGCCTTCATAATAGACGGCGCCGGCGTTTGGACGGCCCAGCCAGCCGTCGATATCCTATTCCGTCTCAAGGGCCGGGCGAAGCTCTCCGGCGGGTCCACGAACAAGGTCGACACGACCTACCTTGGCCGGGGCGCGGGGTTACCCCTGCGGGACGCCGCCGCGCGGACGCGGATCGCCCAATCGTTCACGACGGGCGCAAAAGGGTTCTATGCCACTTCGATCTCGCTCTGGACGACGAGGAAGGGGACGCCCCCGGCCTCGCTCCTCCGCGCGACCATCCTCTCGGCATACCTGCCGGCCGAGGTCCGCGTCGGCGCCCGGTCCGTAGAGATAGATGTCAAAGTGGACGAACGATACTGGAAATATTCCCTGCCCTTCCCGCTCCAGACCGAGGACTCGGATCTCAGGGGCGATATCCGCGGCGTCCTGAAGGCCGGCGCGGTCATCTACGACGGGGCAGACATGCTCTGGGACCTGGTCGTGACAGAAATCGGGAAGGCGTCCACGATCATCGACCCCGCGGCCCTGGCGGACTTCAAGACGAAGCGGGCGTGGGAAGTCGCCTACAACCTCGACCGGACCCTCACCTTCGGGAAGATCCTCGCGAAGCTCGAGACGTCGCTCCTCTTCAAATTCACGCCGCTGCAGAATCAGACCCACGGCCCGGTTGTCTATGAGGCCGTCGAGCCGCCGAACACGCCGCACCTCCAGGACGGGGACTTCAAGACGTTCTCCATGGCCCGGAGGTTCTCGAGCGTCCGGGCCCGGATCAAGGTCAAATACGACGAGTCCCCAAGCGACCAGGACGTCTTCAAGCTCGCCGAGCTGGAGTCCCAGGTCGCGGAGTTCTTCTACGGCGTTGATTCGACGCTCGAGGTCGAGACCTACCATAAGACGGCCGCGGGCGCGGCCTGGCTCGCAGGGAAACTTTCCAGCATGTACGAGATGCCGCCCCTCGAGGCGAAGTTCGAGGTCTGGGGCTACGGCCTCGACCTTCTCCCGGGCCGGGACAAGGTCCACCTGACGAGGATCCGCGCGTGCTACGCGGGCGGGAACCTCTCCGGCGTCCTCTTCCGGATCGAGCGGATCTTGAAGCGGCCGGATACGCGGTCGACGGAGGTCGTGGCGGTGCTCGACACTCAGACGTATTGAGGAAAAAAATGCCGGTCGGCGATAGGACATTCTCAAGGAACTCGGCGGAGGCGCTCGTCCGGAAGATTCTCGCCCTTCTGCGGGCCGGCGGCGTCACGCAGTTCGTCGACCTCGACGACGGGGATACGGAGGCCGTGGCCCAACGCGAGACCGTCGAGGACAAGACGGACGACTACACGCTCGACGAGGAGGACTTCGGTAAACTCCTGACGATGACAAACGCCGGGCCGAAGATCTTCACCCTCCCGGCAGTCGACGCTGAGGACATCGGACTCTACGTGAGCCTCGTCAAGCGCGGAGCGGGCAAGCTGACCGTGCAGGCCGCCGGGGGCGAGACGATCCAGGATTCGAGCGCCGGCGGGACAGTCTATAACGACCTGGCCGAGGAGACGTTCGCCCTCGTGAGGCTCTGCGTTATCGCGGCAGGGAAGTGGATTATAGAGCACTTTACAGGCTCGGGATGGAGGACATCATGAAAATAGAGATCAGTTTAAAGGACGTGATCATCTTCGCCCTTGTCATCGTCCTTGCGGTGACGATGTTCATCAGGTTCGCGAAGATCGAGGCGACACTGCAAACGGCGGCGCTGGTCAAGGCGGTGAACGACCAGGGCGCGGCGATACAGCAGATCGTCTCGTACCTCAACGGCAAGACGGCAGGGCCGAGCGCACCGGTGAAGGCGCCCGGGCAACCCCAGGCCACGCCGCGAAACAAGGAGTAGGTCATGAAAAAACGGCTCGCGGCCGCGGCGATCGCGGCGCTCATAGGATTTGTTTTCCTTTTCGGCCAGGGCCCAGTCCAGAAGGTCCGGCTATGGGACACAAACCTCAGCCACTCATTACTGTTCAACTGGAACGAGAACGACACGGCGGGGCGGACGCTCAATTTCCTCGTAGCCGCGGGCACGCGGTCGTTCACGATCTCGGGGGACAGCTATATCGACCAGGACGTCAGGATCGCGGCGACGCCCTACCACGCGGGGCTCTATCTGAGTTCGTCGTCCGTTGCGCCTTTCTTGAAGCTCAGCAACGCGAGCGGCACGGCCCGTGACCCGATCATCCAGTACGCTGTCGGCGTAACGCCCGTCACTAGATGGACGCACGGATTGGATGATAGCCTATCCAACGATTGGCTCCTCTGCACCGGAGATATTCTGACGGATGTGGTGGAAGAGGAAACCTACGA